GTGAGAAAACAGACACTGGGTCATACACTGTAAATGAGATATACAGAGGTGATGCATCACTAAACTTTAGTGGTGGCTATGCTAGTGCAACATCATCTTCAGTGATCAGTATCACAGATCCTAACGCAACATCAAGCACAAAAGTTAATGGCAAGATGCGTTGTAGAGTGTATGCAGGTAACGCACAAAGTAGTTTAAACCAAATATTTCCTCCAGCAGGAGTAAAGGTAGCTGCATCAAGTTTAATGACCACAATAAATGCCAGCACAAACTATGAAGATCTAGTGTATGCAATATTTGAAGTAGACTATGATCCAGAGAATGGTCTCACAGGATTAGGCACACTCACATTTGACATATCTAACAGTTTACATGAACCAGCCAATGTTATGCAAGATTATTTGTTAAACAGCAGGTATGGTGCAGGACTGAGTAGCAGTGACATAGACAGTGCAAGTTTTACTGACTTAGATGATTATTCAAGTACGCAAGTAGATTACATATCAACAGCCAATGTAACACTACAACATGATAGATGGCGTATAGATGGTATGTTAAGCACATATCAACCAGTCAAAGACAACATTGATCAATTGTGTCAAAGTTGTGCAACATTCTTTACATATGATCCTAAAGGCGGCACATTTAAAGTTGTGCCTAACAGGGCAGCCACCACAGCAGAGAAAGCAAATGCGTTTGTGTTCAATGATGATAATGTTATAACCAGTATAGGCATAGGTGGCACAGAGTTATATTCACTGTACAACAGCATTGAAGCAGAATATCCAGAAGTAAACAAAAAAGACCAAACAAGTTCTGTGCGTGTAATTACACCTACAAGTGATAGAAACAACAATGAACCAGACAACCCACTAAACACTAGATATGGTTTAGTTAATGATGCACCTAGAGTACACAATTTAGCAAACATTGATTTGCGTCAAAGCAGGATTAGCACAGTAGTAGAATTTGATGCAGATTACAGTGCTATACAAGTAGATGTAGGTGATATTGTAAAATTAACCAATGCCAAATATAGTTACACAAACAAACTGTTTAGAGTTATGCGTGTTACTGAAAAAGAAAACAATGAAGGCACACTGTCAGTTGGTGTTGTGCTGTTAGAATACAATGACTCAGTGTATGAACACAATACAGTACAATCAGATGGTGCAATAAATTTATCAGGCATACCAGGATGGTGGACAGGCATATGGGGTAATGTAGATTATTCAAACATAGCAAACATTGTAGGAAATGTTACTATTGTGGATGATCCAACAGGTGGTAATGCAAACATAATTGATCCTCCAACAGGTAATGTTGTGGGTAATGTAGGATTAGGTAACACAAACATTGTGTATCCTCCTTACACACCTCCAGGAATGCCAGTTATTAATGTACCAATCACAATACCAGATATACCAGATGTAAAAACAATATGTATGAACTTGGCTAACATGAATGTTGCAGGAATTAGTGCACCAGGGCATTTCTGCCATGATCATTTACCAGCAAACAATGAACAGTCATTTACACCAGGTGAAACAGTCACAGTGCCAATAACACTACCACCTCCCCCAGTTGTAGACCCAACTATACCAACACTGCCTATTGAGGATGTGTATGAGTTTGATATGAGTGTGCATTTTAATGGTCCTAATGGTGTGCAAACAACACCAATGACCATACCATCAATACCAGTACAATACAGAGGTGGTTCTACTAGAAACACAACTGGACCAGTACAAGCAGGATTGCAGGAAGAGCAAACACAATCAAATACAAATGTTGCAAACTCAGCCGTAACGGCTAACACTGGAGTATATAACTTTGAAACCAATGCACTGGTTGCAGCAAATGTTGTTGTAGAACTAGGTGGTATTGATGAAGGTGAATTTAGCAGTGTTAACTCTCTGTTACCTGGTGGTACTTTCTTTATTGATGAGATATACACTCAAGCATACAAATCTAGAAGAGATATTGCATACAAAGAAATTGACATTGATCCTGTCACAGGTAAACACACTGCAAACGCAAACGCAGATGTTATAGAAACTGTGAGTTCAGGTGGACAACAAATTGGTTCTATAGGTTCAGTACCTCCTGCACTTGTAGAAAACTTTGAATACAGCATTGATAGAGCCAGAGGTAGTGCTCTTGCTGTGATTGACGGTAGACCAGCAGCAAGTAGCACAAAAGTATATCTAGCAAACACAATGACAATCAGTCATTATGCAAACAGTGACTTGATAAATGACCCTGCTAATGGAGGAGGTAGATCAATGAGGGTCACAAATGCAGATAAGCGTATTGGTAAAGGTGATGATTACTTGCCTATTATACCAATTGGAAGTATAGGATTATAGATATGAGTAGATATGTATTTTATGATAACACAACAGGTGAAATAAAGTTTGTTAAAAAGTTCAATGAGCGTCAAGCAATGATGAATTGTCATGCAAACCCAGGCGTAAGTTGTATAGCAGAAAGTGAGATAGGCGTTGTGCTTGATCATCTTACTGTAAAAGTCAATTTAGACAGCATGACTCTAGAAGACATACCAGTTGTAGCACCTGATCCAATGATAGAAGTAAAAAGATACAGAAGCATGAAATTGACTTCTTGTGATTGGACAGTGGGTGCTGATTCACCTCTCAGTGATAGCAAGAAAGCAGAATGGCAAACATACAGACAAGCACTCAGAGATTTGCCAGCAAATCAACCTAATGTAAGTATAAGAACAGTAACTTGGCCAACAAAGCCTTCTTAAGGAGACAGCATGCCTATAGGTGCAAGTAGAACTATAAATTATAGTGCAACAGAAGAACTAACTGGCACTCCTTTTGACAGAGGGGTCACTGTTACTGCGGTTGTAGATGATTATAATACTGCAAGATTTGAAGTTGGTTCTAATCTACCTAATACCACAATGAAATATCTTATTACAGGTGTTGCTAACAGTGATTTCACCAGTGGAAATATAAGCAGTGAATTTACAACTGATTCTTCAGGTGACTTTCAATTTACTTTACAACTAGATGAAAGTGCTAATTATTCAGCAAGTAATGTAGAATTTTTTGCTAATGTTTCAAGTGTGAATGATACTACACTTGCACAGAGTTCAAATATTGTTATTGAACCTTCACCTGCTATGGTAGCAACAGGTGGCACAGTCACAGATGTAGATGAATGGAGAATACACACATTTACATCCAATGCTGATTTTGTTCTGACAGAAACAAATAGAGGTTCAGCATATTTACAAATAGTTGGTGGCGGTGGTTCAGGTGGGCCTGGACAAAGAACTCAAAATTTAATATTTGGTGGTAACAGATATGAAAGATACTCCGGTAGTGGAGGTGGTGGCGGTGTGGTATTCCAGGTTTCAACATTAGCAAGTGGTATACCATCAAACACATATCCAGCCGTAATAGGACAAGGTGGTAGTGCAAATGCTAGTGCTGGTGGTTCAACCACTACATTCTTAGGATATTCTGCTGAGGGTGGTGGACCAGGTGGTGGATATGAACAAGATCCAGGTACAGGCTTTGCAACTGGAGGTGGTGGTAACAGCACTTATAGTAACTGGACTGCTAACACCGCAAATGTAACTAGCCTCCCGGGTAGTGCATCATTAGGTACCCAAGTTTATCACACAGGAAATGACCAATTATATGTGTGGAACGGTAGCAACTGGTTCTCAAGTATTGATGCTTATGTGTCTAATGAAGTTGGCGTGAGACCTGACAATGAAGGTGCAAGTGGAACTTTATTTGATGGTGGTAATGCTATTGTAATTTCAGCTTATCCTACTACTGATGATGCTCAAAAGCCAGCGTTTCTTAAATATGATACTGTTGGAGGTGGTGGTGCATCAAGTATAGAAGATGGTAATCCTAATTTAACCTCAGATATAAATGTTAACAACACTAAAAATAATGGATATTTGGGTGGTGCAGGTGGCACCGGTACTGTTAGTTGGGACAATAAACCTTTGCCAGTAGATGAAAGAACCACAAGAGAATATGGACCAGGTGGTGATGGTGGTAAAACCACAAATAATAATTTTGGTACACCTAGTGTAGGCTCAGAACCAGGCGCTGGTGGACAAGGTGCTAATGCTGGTGTTGACACAACTACTACTGCTATTGGTTTAACCAACTTTACTGGAGCAGATGGTGCTCCTGGTATAGCAAAAATTGCTTATGAGTATAGAAAGAGAGCATTTGCTACATAAATTACCAAAATCATATAAATAGTATTATTAGAAAGTTACACAAACCTTAGTTTGTTTAATTAAACCCTTAGGAGAATCACTATGAGTTCAAGATTACTTGACTTCAGTCAATATATTGCAGGATCAGACAATGTTAAAGTTCTTAACTTGTTTCCGCGTTCACAAAAAAGTTTCACATATGATTTTGACAGTAATGTATCAAGTTATACATTTACTGCAGATCAACAAAGTTTAGTCTTAGATAATATTTCTTATGATAGACAAACAGGCCTTCCTAATTTTGCAGACAGCAACATTATAGGTTATATGAATACTGTTACCAGTATTGATCCATCAACATACATAGATGAAACCAACCAAACAACTGGACTTATAACATTCACAATACCACAAAATAGATACACAGGACCATTGCTACCAAATGCAAGACAAAATCCTGTAATGACAGTGGTAAGTTTTGAATGGCAAACAGGTGATACTCCCCCACAATATGAATCACATAGATGGGCAATTATAGAAACTTGGGAACCAGGTGTAACAGTAGGTGACCCACAATTACATTCTACTTTTGTTCCAATTGGTGTAGGTGCTATTGCTACCTTCACAGACAACAGTGCAACAGACACTGATAGAGTTGCAGGAACATACACTGTAACTGGTTTACCAGTAGCAGGTTCAACAGGTGCATCACAAAGTTTCTCAATAACAGTAAATGATTCAGGTGTTACCACAATAGACATTCTTGCAAGAGGTACAGGTTTCCAATCAGGTGATACAATTGAAATATTAGACAAAGACTTAGGTGCTGGTGGTGCTGCAGATATTACTGTAACAGTTAGCACTGTAGCATAAGGGGTAACTTATGGCTAATATAATTGTAACCACCACAGATCTAGGTATAAATGTCAGTGAAACAGTTAGCAATATTACAGTTACAGATGTAGAAAGTAATGTCATTGTAACTAATGTTGCATCAAGCGTAGCAAATGTCACTGTAAGTTCAACAGATACCACAGTAAATGTAAGTCAAACAGCAAGTATATCTAATGCTTCTGTGAGAACTAAACTTGGTGTTGAAAATGTATCTGGTTATGGTAATCTTGCATATGACAACACTGATGCCTCTAATGGTATATTTCAATTTACTGGTGTAAGCAATGTAGACATAATAACTGTAATAGATGACAATCCAGCAAATGTAACACAACATTTAAGTGTCACAGACACAGGTGGTGACGGCAGTTTATCATACAACGGAGCAACAGGTGTATTCACATACACAGGTCCAAATCAAACAGAAGCAAATGCTAGAATTACAGCCGCACCTAGTCAAGTAAGGCAACATATCAGTGTAGTTGATGCTGGCGGTGATGGATCAATAAGTTACACAGAACTAAGTGGTGTAATCACATACAGTGGTCCTAGTGCAGCAGAAACAAGAGCACACTTTTCAGATGGATACGGTATAACTTATAACAGTAGCACCGGCGTCATTGAAACAGCAAATTCAGATGTAAGAGGATTGATATCTGGTGTATCACCTATTACATATAATTCATCTACAGGTGCTATAGGCTTAGAGCAAACACTAGATGACTTAACACTTAAAAAATATCAAGAAACTATTGTAGACGCAGGTAATGTAAGTGGTACTGCTACATTTAACATCACTAATGGCACAGTTCACACAGCCAATGTTACAGGTAATATCACAAACATTAGTTTAACAAATATCAGCACAGGTGGTAGTGCTACATTATTCTTAAAACAAGATGCAGTAGGCGGCCATGTACTAGATACTAGCAGTTTTACTGGCACTTGGGAATTTATAAACAATAACAAATTACTAGATACTAACCCTAACAGTGTTAGTGTAGTTAGTGTGTTTTATGATGGCACTACAAATTTTGCAACTGTAGTAGATCTAATTCAAACAACAGAATTCATCACAGTTAACGGTACAACAATTAACATTGGTGATTCAGGTAATATCACAACACAACCAGTTGACTTAACTGTTACAGCAAATGCACTGATAATGCAAGGTAATGATGGTGGTGATGGCGGCAATATTGATAACGGTGGTATAATCAGTTTCACAAAAGATGAGTTTGCAGTCAGTAGCCAACAAGGTCATATATTTAAATCAGGCACACAAGAAGATTTAGTTTTTAGCAGTGAAACAGGATATCAGTTTATTCTAGATGATCAAGATGTTACTAGG